ATTAGCGTTTTCCTCGGCGAACTGTGCCTGTTTCTTACTGATCTCTTCTTGCGCAGCTCCGGCTTCCTTCATCGCCTCAAGGATGGCTTTCTGTGATGCAAGAATTGGTCCATCCTGTGCCTTGATGGCATTCGTCAGATTGAGAGCCAACCCTTCGGCGATTTTGTTAGCACCCTGTGTAATCTTACCGACATTCTCCATTTCCTTGGCGAACGCTTCCATGGCTTGCTTGGCCTGCTCGAACTGCTTCGCCATGTTCTCTGGGCTCTCAGCGATACCTGAGCTTTCACCAGTGCGATTGCCCGTCACGGCATTGGCTGTTCGAGGGTTGACGCCCTGCCGCTGAAGTTCGCGGAAGATACGATCTGGTGTGCCGCCACCCATCGCCATGTTTAGATCGGCGATCATGTCGTCAATAAGACGCTTGGTTTCCGCTCGACGCTCGCCTTTGGTGAGTGCGTCGATAGCCGCGTCGATGGCGATGCCGATGAACATACCGGCAACCTGCCCACCAATCTGACCGGCGATCTTCGCGCCCATGCCTTTACCCATGGACTCGGTAATTGAAGCACCGATGGCTGTGCCAACGGCACCGGCAACGCTGTTCCCCAAAGTGCGGAAGGCTGCTTCAATGTCGCCGCCAGTAACCGCTTCCTTGATGGCATTAGCGATACCATCACCGAAGGCTTGTGCGAAGTCGGTGGCAAACTGTTCTTTGAGATCCTTGATGGAATCGTCAGTCTTTTCAGTGGCTGTGCCGAATCCATCCATGACAGCTTCAACGTCGAGCAATGCGCCAGCCAAGGCCGGAAACACAGTGATCAACGACAGCAACATGGCCTGGAATTCTTTGGTCTTTATGGCCATTTCGGCCATCTCCAACCCGAACTGTTCAGCCTTGATGTCGCGATAGCGTTCCTTCAGTGCACGAAGACCAGGATCCAACGTGCCTTTGATATCCTGGCCCATATCTTCCAGTGCGTCTTCAGCACTGCGCATCTCCTTGACAAAGTCCTTCATGGAGTCCGAGGAGTCCTTGAGCGCCTTAGTATCCTGAAGCTCCCGATTGGCACGCTTGATAGCTGTCTCGAGCTTACCATAGCCCACGACCCAATCACCTATCTCGCGGTCCACTTTCGGCATGCTCTTCAGCATTTCCGCAGCCGCATTGGCGAAAGCATCGTGCACTTGATCGTATCGCCTCGCTACACCCTGCAAAGCGATAGCAGTTTTCGTCCAACCCTCGACTTGTTCCTTTGTGACACCGGCACCTTTCAACCCGAGTCGCTCAACAACACCGATGGCCTCATTCAACTTGTCGATCATACTCTGCGCCTTGGCAGGATCGACAAGTTCAATGTTACCGGCGTTGAACACCTTACTGAAGTCTACGGCTGCGGCCACTTCATTAAGGCCAAGCATTTCAGCCCGCAGTTCCTTGAGCTTCTTGGCACTGTCATCGAAACCCTTCGTGGCTTTTGTGCTGGCTTCAACGACCATGTCAATGGTCTTGTCGTAGAGACCATACTGTTGGATAACATCTTTGATGGCATCGCCACCAAGTTCCTTCGCCGCAAGAATCTGTTTCTTAATCTCGGGTGTCAGCCCTTCAAACTGCTCCCTCACATTCTTAAGAGCAGCCGAATAGTCGGTGGCCGGTTGCAAGAAGGCTCGAATCTGCGCATTCGCTTCGGCGAGCCGCACCTTGGCAGCTCCAGCCGCAGCATCAACACGCTGAAATTGCGCAGGAATCTCAGGCAACCCAGCGAATTCAATCTTACCACCAGCTAACGCGTCCATCATCTGACGCCAAGCTTCACTCGTATCAGTAATCCACAATTTAAGCTGGCGAAATGCAACGATTGCAGTGCCAATCGGTGTGATTTGTGCCGTCAGGTTGCGACCAAACAATTCCGTAGATGTTGACGCCTGCTTGATGCTTTCATATGCACCATACACGACACCGGCTACGAGTCCCAGCTTCCCGAGAAATGCCACCATCGCGATTTGGCCATTGGCTACGGCTGCACCCCACGCATACGTCGCAATCGTATTCGCCTTAGTAGCTGCTTCCATGAGCCACAAACGCGCAGTCAACACGGGAATCGTGTTTCCCAAAAGCGTCAACTGTGCAATGGCAAAAGTCGCGGCCTGTGTGCCTGCTAGCGTGGCCAGAGCCATAGACACTGCTCGAATAGCCAGCAATACTGGACCAATCGCTGCAAGAAGCAGCGTGAAGGCACCGGCAGTCACCTGCACGAATGACGGCAGTGCCTTAAAGGCAGGGACCACGGTATTCGAGAGAATTTCAGCAAGACCCCCAATCGCTTCAGCAATGACGTGCACAGCCGGTGCAAGAATTGAACCGAAAGCAATGCCAGCCGTTTCAACTGATCCTCGCATGCGCTCCATCGCACCGCCGAGTCCTTCCATCATGGTGTCAGCAGCCTTCTTCGCTGCACCCTCGGCCTTTTTCATCTGCGCTTCCAACTCACGCAGACCTTCCGACCCCTTCGACACCATTGCGACCATCGCCGGACCGGCACGATCACCGAACGCACGCATCACGTCGCCGGCTGTAGCACCGGCTTCGCGGAGTTTGTCGATGACAGTGGTCAGCTTCAACGTGCCATCTGAAGCCTTGAACGTATCGATGTTCAACTTCGCCATGATCTCCTGCATTCCTCGTGTGGGATTCACAAGGTCTGTCAGGATGTTGCGAAGCGCAGTGCCTGCCATATCTGCCTTGATACCGGCGTTGCCAAAGGCAGCCAGTGCGGCAGACGTATCTTCAAGGGAAACACCGAGTCCAGCGGCTACTGGACCGACAAATTTGAGGGACTCACCGAGCTGTTCAATGCCGACGGTGGACTTCTGTGCCGCTACTGTCAGCACATCATTGATCTTGCCGGTGTCCGCCGCAGTCATGTTAAACTGCGTCATGGTATCAGCGGTCAGCGTGGCTGCATCAGCCAATGCCATCCCTGATACGGTTGCCATCTGGAGCACACTTGGCAGAGCAGTAATTGATTCTGTCGCTGATAAACCGGCCTTACCAAGTTCGCCGAGTGCCATTGCCGCCTCGGTTGCAGAGAATTGCGTCTTCAATCCCCACTCAAGCGCGGCTGTCTCAAGTGCCTTAAATGTTTCTTCGGTTGGATCGAGTGCCGCTTTGACGCCCTTCATTGCCGATTCAAACGACATAAAGGATTTTGTTGCAGCGACACCCAACCCGACCATCGCAACCGACAACGCAGACATCGCGGTGCCAGCCACCATCAACGACTGATCCCACTTCTTCAGGTTCGTGGAGAACTTGTTGACGCTTTCGGTGGCTAGAGCCATCTTTGAGGTGAACTTATCGTCCAGCTCAATGACACCCTTCAACACCCCAATACTGATGCCCATCATGATGCTTTAGCTCGATTCTTCTTTTCGAACTGCGCGTTGTAGGCACCGGCCATCATCATACCAATGGCCTTCTGTTCCTGCCATGTCTGTGGCTTTTTCACCGCAGATGGCTTGTCGCCGAATGGAAGCTGCACATCGAGGAGGCTAACCGCACGGCGGTTCTTTCCTCGCCACACGTTAGCCAGCGTAGATACGATATGAGCTGTTCGAAGATCTGCTCGAACTTCATCGAACGGCTCCAACTCGCTGAACGCTTGCCACTCTAAGAATTGCTTCCAGGTGATTTGACGGAGCATCTCATCTACGTTGACGTAGCCGAGCTTCACCGCCAGCCGATACGCGAAGCGCCTCGCGGTGCCTCGCGCTAGTCGTTTTTTGGTGCCTGCTCCTCATCGTCCGTGAAGCCGTTGAGCTTCAACAGGACGTCCTGGAGGCGCTTGAACACCTTGACGCTCTTCTGGCGCAGTGCGCCCATTTGATTGTCGGTGAACAACCGTTTCCCGTCGGCGTCCACAGCACACAGGGCAACGATGCGCACGAATGCACTGTTCTTGAAAGCACCCTTGACACCTTCGGTGAAGGTGATGGCTTCGTCGGCCGACAGAGCCTTGAAGCGAATGGTGCCTCCCCACTCGGGGATATCAACTTCGATGAACTCGAAGTCGGATTTGCCGAGGATCTCTTCGGCGGTGAGGAACTTCTTCTGTGCCTGAATCACTTCACCCATGACTGACGCTCCCATTCTCTGCGAAACAAGGCCAGAGCCTGCCGTCGGACAGGATTGTCCGACGGCTGCCCTGTGCCCTCGGGCTCAGCTCACTACGGAGCTGCGACCCAATCGTGACGTCCCGTGGGGCGGATCGTCACATCCGCGCTGAGCCGATCGTCGACCGGTGCGCTCGGCGCGAAATTGGTCACGAACCCGGAGAAGAGCCACTGTGTCCCATCCGGATACGTGAGACGGTAGATGTTGCGTTCGCCGCTGAACCATGCAGCTTGAAGACCGGTGCTGTGATCATGCGTGACGTTGTCGGGAACGAAGTTCACGTTGAACGACAGGTCCCCATGACGCCGGATGCCCACCACATACGCGTCGTCGTCCTCGTTGTGCGTGGTCATCTCGATGGTATTGCGCGTGAGTGCAGGCGGAGTGATCTCACGAAGTTCGGCAATCTCCGTGAAGCTCGTGCTCCCGCTGCCAACCCACGCGGGATCCGGCGACCGCGCGAGCAGTGTTCCTTGTGCTGAAATTCCCTCGGGCATGGTGTGCTCCTTGTTGATGGACTAGACGTTCACAGTGTGGTTACGCACGCCCACGAGTGCGTTATACGCTGCAATCGCCATTGTTCTCGCTGCCTGATACGAGGTCGCTCGTGCAACGAGTTGAGCTCCAGGCCTCTGGTAGGCTGGAGACAGTTGATTGTGAATGCGCTCCGGTGCCGTGCCACCGGTTTCCGCCACGACCAAGAACGGTCCGTCCCCTGACGGAATGTTGGCAGCCGCAGACGCGAAGATGTTCCGGTTGTTGCCCGTGAACCGTCCCACTTCCGCGGTGACCAACATTGAAATGACCTCTTCGAGGAAGGTGCTTGACTGCGTCTTGATAGCAATCAAATTGAACCCAACTCGCGGCTTGCTCTGTGAATCCAATCCCATGTCGAAGGGTTCTTGTAGCACAATGATCTCAAGGTAACGTGCCATTATCTCACCACCTTGCCTAGATCAATACGCCGAGCCACACGAGCACCGATAAACGGCGCTGATTCGTTGAGTGTAGACTCGATATATTTCGCTTGACCTACCGGGTGATGAGCCTCGAGATCCTCATGCACAATGAGCGCATACCGGGCTGACGGTCCGCCTGCCGAAATAGCAGTGACCACCGTGCTTCCCCGATACTCCGGTCCTTCAGCATGAATAGTAGAACGCAGAGCGCCAGTGTCAACAGGGGTGCGTCGCTTTGATTCCGTGGCTTCGACTTCGGTTTCAACGCGCAGAGCACGACCGAATTCGTGTGGTGAGTCCTTTTGCAACTTGCGCAAGTTCACCAACATTCGATCAGCTCCGATCACCCTGAAACCGGCTGCCATCACGCACCCACAGCCACTGACTCCGCCGATTGTTGCGCCATGTCGCGCGCGAGCATGAACTCCTCGAGCACGCCGAACCATTGCTTCGCGATGTTGTCCCAGTTGAATCGGTCGTTTGAAACGTGTCGTGCACCGCGATCACGATAAACAGACCGCATATGTGGATGCTGATAGAGCCACACAAGAGCTTCGACAAACTCAGTTTCGTCAGGCACTCCGCCAATGACGTTGATGTTGCCCGGTGTCACGCTCGTAGTAGTGCATCGCACCTTCGCCACGGTATCACCGGGCCATTCACCAAGAGCAGCCCAATCCGGCACGATCTGCGGTGCGCCGCATGCCATGCCTTCCATCGTGGTCAACCCCCATCCTTCGCCCTGCGTCGTCGTGATCTGCACGTCGAACAACGAATAGGTAGCTGCCAGCACTGACTCATGAACACCATGACCAATCTCAGGATCAGCCAGGATGAGCCGCTTGGTAAGATTCGGCAGATGATATTCCTTGGCGTAGAACGCCATCAACTGCTCGACATCGTAACCGGTATCACCAGTCGGCGCGATGTGCAGATAGAGATACGCATCATCAGCCCGTGTCTGCTGCACGAATTTCGCAAAGTAACGCACCGTAAGATCTAACCGCTTGCGTGGTTGATTCCGGTTCACGTTACCCACGATGAACGCTTGTTCGAGGGAGGCCGGGAGGCCACGCGCTCGCAAGGCAAACTCACGACTGTATGACTTGTAGATGCTGCGATCAACGCCAAGCGGAATCACAGCACCGAGTCCCCTGTAACCTGCCTTCACCGCTTCGTTCTTAGCAAATTCGGTCCAGAACACCGCGAGGTCGAGGTCCTTCAGCGCGTGTGCGTTGCAGTTGAGACCGTCCACAGCCACGGCACCCACAATCGGCGCCGTCACTTCGGCCTTCCGCAGGTTCTTCACGTAGGCTGGGAAGTTCCAGGGATCCTGCTGAATGACGATCACGTCCGGCTGCCACTCCTTCGCCATCTTTGGTGCACGCGTCAGCCCGAACGGATCGTGGCACGTATGGTCGCGCGGTGGATAGATTGCATAGGGATAATCGTGAGGGTCGCCCATGTAGTTGATACCAATGACCCTCACATCCCAGTGCTTGTGCGTTTCTGCCAAGATGCCGCGATGCGTGGCACGCGCGAACCCGGATGACACCGCAGCATCACCAATGACCAGCACTTTGCGACGTGGCCCAGAACTCGCTACGCTGGCTCCCAGGCTCTGCGGTGCCTTGGCAGGGGCAAAGGCCGCAGCCCACAGCCCTGCCGCAATGGCGGGCCAGCTAAAGCGGTTTAGCGCGACTTGGCGCTCGGCAGCCGTTACCGGCTGTGGCTGGCTGGCCATTACCCTGACTAATGCCTGCACCAAGTCCTCGGGGCTGCCTTCCGGCACGAACACAGCCAAGTCGTTGAACCATTGACGGTAGTGCGGTCGGTCAAACACGATGGGCCGAGCGCCACACAACAGACCTTCCACAGCCGGGAGCTCGAAGCCTTCCACGCGACGCAAGCCAGCGACGTAGTAGCACCGGCTGTAGAACTGCGCCAGATCGTGGTCGTTAATATCGAGCTTACAAACAACATGGTCACCCAATTCCAGATTCGACGGACCAAGATGAAACTGTTTCACCTTGAGCGCCCATGTAGCCCGTGCCGCTTCGGCGATACCTTCGGTTTCCGCTACGTAGCCTGACGTCGCAATGGCGTATTTCTTCGGCACGTCGTAACTACGGAAGATATCACCATCACACCCGAGGGGTGCGTGGTAGAAGTTCACGCCTACAAAATCGACGCCGTCCTCGGCGCACAAGGCAGGCAGATCGTAGTAGCTCCACACGCACGCGACGTTCTGCCAAATAGGCAACCAGAATGAAGTGCTCGGCTCTTCAGTGGTGCGAACACAGTATTGAAGCAGAATGACCTGCTGTCCGCGGTCCTTGCACCGTGCGATTGTAGCCTCCAGGTTAGCCATGCCGATGACGTGCAACACCACTGCATCAGCAAGGTGTTCGGCCTGGACAACCTCCATCCCATAGGCATGCTCTTCGAGCGCCTTGGCTACGCGCGTCATAGCACGCGATAGTCCGTCTGGTGGTTTCACATACAGTTTCATCATCTTCCTCTCATTCTCATGGGTGCTGGATACGTTCCCGGGGGTCGACGAACACGTGATAACCTTGTTCTCTAGCAACACGGCAAAAGCCGATAATAACCTCGTTTCCTGGGATGCGCACGTTGCGCGCTACTTCACCACGCATGCACAGACAAGAACCCACACTGTCCACTTCCACAGGATGGTTCTGACCATTGAGCACATGTGAATACGGCGGATGTGGGCTGAATCGCTGTCCTCCCGCCCTGAACGCGAACACATCGTAGAACGCTGCGCCAGCGAACACCAGTGGTGACACGATGTCCATGCCGGGATGCACCTGTGCGAGACACCGAATGATAGTGTGCGCATCCCACAATAAGTCTGACTCGACGTAGAACACGAGTTCGTCTTCCTGGCGCACTGCCTCAAGTCCGCCATTGCCAACGAAAGACAGTGCCTCGAAGCGCTCCAGTTCTTCGGTGCTATTGAAGTAACGACGACCATGTGCACGGGTCACCAGCTCAAGGGGGACACCGCACATACTCGCGTGCCGAATGATGGCCATCGGTGTCTTGTCACGGGAATCGCCTTCAACAGCAACGACACGAATATCGAAGCCGGATGCGTTCTTCAGGTCATGCACCTGCTGAAAGAAGCGTTGCACTTGACCGCGCGATTCGCTATCCCGGAAGAAAGACACGATGACCAGATTCACAGGTGGCCTTTCGCGGCTGCCCGTAGATCAGCATCCAACTCTTCAAACGTTGGCGGATTGTGAGATGCACGCACCGCACGTTCACGCATGAACTTCGCTGGATTGCCAGCCCAGATTTCCCACGCAGGAATCGGCTTCGTCACAACAGAGCCAGCCGCAGCCACGGCACCCTCGCCGAAGTGGCAACCGGGCAACACGATGGCACCAGCGAGGCATCCGGAGAATGGTGCGAAGGTCACTTCTCCGTATTCCAGCACTTGCAAATCCTTCGGTGAGCACGCTGACATGCTGTAACCGTAGGTGCGATTTCCACCAGTCACGACGCGGGCTCCCGAAGCGAAGAAACAGTGATCGCCGATACGCAGTGTGCCACCACCGATGTTCAAGTGGCAAGAGGAAGCGATGTGCACATACTCGCCGATGATTACACCCCGGCCTCCCTCGATCTTGCAGAAAGAGTCGATGCGAGTATAGTGCGCAATTTCGACGATTTCCGGCCGCAAAATTACGGTCGGTTCGAACACTTCTACGTTCTTCCATTCTCTCATAACGACCTCACAATCACATCACACACCCGGTCCACGTCAGTCAACGTCATTGCCGAATGCGTGGGGATGCTCAGCCCGGTCTTGAAAATCTCCTCGGCGACTGGCAATTTGAGCATGCCAGCCGCATACGGCCTCTGCATATGCAGTGGCGGAAACATGGGACGAGTCTCGATGTTCTCGTATTCCAGCGCGTTTTGCACTTTGTCACGCTGTTCCTCACTGAAAAACAGCGGTGACATCATCCAGTATGCGCGTTGCTGTTCCTTGCAATCGCACTGCACCTGATAGACCTTCGAACCGAGCCGGGTGCAGTAACGCTTCCACACCATTTCGCGCGTCTGCTGTAGCGCGGATAGGTTGTGGAGCTGTGCCACGCCAATCGCGGCTTGCACGTTAGTCATACGATAGTTGTAACCAATTGCACTGTGCCAGTAACGCTTCGCGCTCTGTGCCTGACCACGATAGAACTGAACAGATTCACTAATAGCCGGATTGTTAGTGACTACTGCGCCACCTTCACCCGTCGTGATAATCTTGTTGCCATAAAAACTGAACGTGGCCACATCACTGAAGTCACAGACGCGAACACCGTGAGCCTGCGCTGCATCCTCGATGATGCGCACATTCGAGGGGAGGGCTCGACGGAGTTTCTGCATCTCTGGTGGATTGCCGAACAGGTGCACAGCGATGACGGCCTTTGTGCGCCGTGACACGGCACTCAACACTGTGTCAGCCGTGAGATCCCACGTGTGTTCGTCGACGTCTACGAACACTGGCTTCGCGCCGCAGTATGTGACCGCATTGGCGCAAGCAATGTAGGTGAGCGTCGGCACAATGACTTCATCACCCCACTTGACACCGAGCGCCAGAAGTGCGAGGTGTAGTGCGGAAGTGCCGTTGCAACACGTGAGCGCATAAGTAGTGCCACACACCCCGGCAAACTCACGCTCAAACTGCTTCACGTATGGCCCGCTCCACGTGAGTTGATTCTGCACGATGCAGTCGTCGACGTAAGTGCGTTCTTGCTGTCCCATTACAGGCTGCGAAATGAAGAGGCGCTCCATTAGAACACCCCTCCACCACCACGAACGAGAGTATCACCGAGCCACACATCAATCGCGTATGGCCGCGATGTATCCGCGTCAATGACACCTTCCA